AGAAAGTATATCGTCGTGCTGATATTATTAAACTTATGAACACTGATCCCGACCGTTACGCAGCTTTGTCAGAGGAAATCTTTCAAGCGTATGCAGACGGGAGGGTCAAGTAGCCTAATCTAAAGGAGATTTATTATGGCGACTCAAACTTATCCCGGTACAGTAGGCGGTGGCTCCATTGTCAATAAGACAGCCGCAGCAACATTCATCCCTGAAATCTGGAGCGACGAAGTAATCGCAGCATACCAGAAGAACCTGAAGATGTCACCTCTCGTTAAGAAGATGTCAATGACAGGTAAGAAGGGCGACTTAATCCATGTACCTAAGCCCATCCGTGGTGCTGCTTCCGCTAAGGTTGCTGACACGGCTGTTAACATCCAAGCAAACGTAGAAGGTGAGCTGACAATCGCAGTTGATCGTCACTTTGAGTACTCACGATTCATCGAAGATATTGTAGAAGTTCAGGCCCTCACGAGCCTACGTCAGTTCTACACTGAAGACGCTGGTTACCAACTAGCTGTCCAAGTTGACACTGACCTAATGAACTGTGCTACAGGTTTCGGAGATGGAACCCGAGTAGTTGCTCCATCGTCTGCTTCTGACTGGACTAACTCTAACAGCTATGAGTTCGTAGATGCTGCTGGTCTAGCACTGTTCGGTACTGGTACTCCCGGTGCGTTCAACGACGAAGGCTTCCGTACAGCCATTAAAATCTTAGATGATGCTAATGTGCCTATGGATAACCGTTGTCTTGTGATCCCCCCTGCTGCCCGTAAGGACATCATGGGAATCGACCGTTACGTATCTAGTGACTTCGTAGGTGGCCGTGGTGTTGAATCTGGCCTCATCGGTAACCTCTACGGTGTTGACATTTACGTGTCATCTAACGCTCCTACGCTGACTACTGGTGTACGTGGATGTGTATTCTTCCACAAAGACGCCATTGTTCACGCAGAGCAGATGAGTGTACGTTCGCAGACTCAATATAAGCAGGAATATTTGAGCACCCTGTACACCGCAGACACTCTGTACGGCATTGAAACTTACCGCCCTGAAGCTGGCCTGATCTTGGCTGTCTCAGACGCGTAAGACTACTCAGGGGGCCTTCGGGTCCCCTTTCTTCTCCCCCTGTTTCTCAGGAGTCCTTAAATGTCAGCTACAACGATTATCACAAAGAATGGATCAGGTGCTCCCGCAGCAGGCGACTTAGTTCAGGGTGAACTTGCGGTAGACTTAACAAATCAAACTTTATATTCAAAAGATTCTTCAGGCAACGTCTTCAAAGTAGGTGACACCGGTGGTGGTTCTCCCGGTACCTTTACTGATTTGGTTGCCACAGACAGCTTTACTTCCCCCGGCATCGACGATAATGCTACGTCAACTCAGATTACTGTTACCGATACAGATGTAGACTTTAGTGGCAACATTGATGTTACTGGTACAGCTACCCTTCCTGACGCCGATGTAACAACCTTAGATGTCACAGGTACAACCACCCTAGCAGACGTAGACGTAGTAGATCTTGACGTTACGGGTAGCTTTACTTCCCCCGGCATCGACGACAACGCTACGTCCACGGCTATCACGATTGATGCTAGTCAGAACGTGGGCATTGGTGCTGACCCAGACACGACTGGATTCGGCGGTACGTTTAAGTATCTAGGACTCAACGGTGGTTCTGGTAATGGGGCATTTAACGGACAAACAACAAGCACTACTGTGAACAGTGTAGCGGCCCAGTACATGGGAAGCACTACCGGTACTAGCGGTTATCAAATCCTTGGCGGTATGCATGTCGCCAACGGCGCAAGCAGTGCAGCAAACGCAGAGGGCGCTCTGGTCTTCTATACTGCTACAGGCGGCTCTCTTGCCGAGCGTATGCGTATCGTCACCTCAGGAGCAGTGTCTATGGGTGGGCCATCCCAATCAGGTGATGTGTACCTGAACAGCACCACAGGCTTCTCTAGTAGACTATACCAAGACGTTTCTGACATGGTGTTTGGAGTAGGATCCGGACAAGCCGAGCGTATGCGTATCGACGACGTAGGAAACGTGGGCATTGGTAATGTTTCCCCTTCCCCTGTAGCAAGCTACAAGGTATTACAAGTACGAGGATCATCTACAACTAATGGCGGTTTAATCCGACTCGAAACATCTGATGGGACTAGTGGTGTCGCTCGACTTTACGCGGGTTCGGGGTCTGCGGTTTTAGAGACGACAACCGCCACTCCACTTACATTTAGGACTTCAGCCACTGACCGCCTGACTATCGACGCCGCAGGAACCACAACGGTAACAGGTGGCTTCGAGGCTGCTCAACCGGGTGCTGGTACTAGTGCGTTTGCTGCTGGTATTAACGCTGGGCTGACAAGCCAGAATGCCTATGCTGTTGCTATCGGCATCGACGCAGGCAAGGCAAGTCAAGGCGCTAATGGAGTCGCTGTGGGAGCAGGAGCAGCCGCCGACACTCAGGGTCTCAGTGCTGTGGCAGTTGGCAACAATGCAGGGCGTGTCTCGCAAAGTAATGACTCTGTTGCTGTTGGCGCTGCTGCTGGCAAGACCTCTCAGGGTGGTCAGGCTGTTGCTATTGGGCTTAACGCTGGTCAGACAACCCAACAAGGCAGTGCTGTCGCTATTGGCCGCCAAGCAGGCGAGACAGACCAAGGTTTCGCTGGTGTTTCTACTGGCTACCAAGCGGGGCAGTTAAGGCAGGGTGACTATGGCGTTGCTATAGGTCATGCGGCAGGACTTTCAGACCAAGGCGCCCGTTCTGTTGCCGTTGGACTCAGCGCTGGTCAGGTAAACCAAGGCGCTAGTTCGGTAGCGCTAGGCCATCTGGCAGGCCAGACCAACCAAGCCGCTAACAGCATTGTTATTAGCTCGTTAGGTTCCGCAGCAAACGCACCCGAAACCAACTCTATTCGTTTGATATCGACGTCAACTAAGTACCTGCACTACAACGGCACTAACGCTTGGACGTTCTCAGGCGGTAACGTAGTGGTTCCTAATGACAACTTGCAACTAGGCCTCACTGGCGGCACTAACAGGCGCCTTTATCTACGGGCCTCTGCAAACAACAGCACCAACTATGCTTGCCAGATGGAAAACTCAGCCGCTCAAAACTTGTTCTTTATTAGGTCAGACGGTGCATTCAACACAGGCGAAGGAACAAGCTCTCCCTACAACAATACAACAACCGCAGCCGCTAACTTGAATGTATCGTCTAATGGGTTTCTAGGGCGTTCTACATCATCTATCCGATACAAAGAGAACGTCAGGGATTACACGGGGTCTATCGACGCCTTACGTCCTGTCATGTTCAACAGTATCAATGAGGATGATGACAAGGACTACGCTGGCTTCATCGCTGAAGAAGTCCATGAGACTGGTCTGGTTGAGTTCGTGCAGTATGACGATCAAGGCCGACCCGACCTTGTGAACTACGCCAACATAGCTGCCTTACTGGTTAAAGAAGTCCAAGACTTAAAGGCCGAAGTAGCGGCACTCAAAGGAGCATAAAGAATGACAACGATTACATGGAGCATTGTAGCCATTGACTACGACATTAAGGGAGGCGTTAAGGTTCCTACTCGTACACATTGGGTTTGTTCTGGCGAGGACGCTGAAGGCAACATGGGTCGCTACATAGGCACCCGAGCAGTCACTCAGGGTGATACAAAGACCTTCACTGGTTGGGACAACATCACTGAGGAAGCAGCTTTAGAGTGGCTTTTGACGGACATGGGTGTAGTAACTATGGATGTGGATGAGGAAGGCAATGTCCCTAAGTCTGAGAAGGACACCATAGAAGCTGCTGTGAACGCTCAGGTTGCTGAGAAGGCTAAACCCACTAAGGGTACTGGGTTGCCTTGGGCGGCTCCTGAAGCAGCTACTATGGAGGTCTAATGAAGACCTTAGTAGCCCTAGCACTCGTGTTACTCTGTGGATGCTCAGGCACACTACGAGAGAAATCTACGGTGTGCTTGGGCTTCTGTGCTCACACTGAAGTTGAAACTGAAACTCACACAAAGGAAATCAAGAAATGAATGCATTTGTTCTACTACTCACCTTAGTCACCTTCTCTACTATGGCTGCTGAGATTTACTTAGATGACGGTAGGGTCGTAGCGTTACCTGTAGGCTCCAAGGTGTACATAGATGATGGGACTGTATGGACGTTCACACGGTTCAACGAGGGTGGCTTCGACATTAGACCCTTGACACCTTTGGTGGAGATTACTGAGGTGTGTCCACAGTCGGGGTTGACCTTTGGTGGCAGCAGCGGCTCCTGTGTAGTAGAAGAGGTAGTGACAGAGGAGACAGAAGAAGCCTGTGATGGGTTCACCTTTGGTGGTAGCTCTGACGGATGTTGAGGGGTAAATAATGACTGCTTATGTAGATGATAAAAGAAAACCCATAGGACAAGAAATTAATGTCGGACTTGACGGTGGTGCTCAACAAACCTCATACCAAGGAGGCTCACAGCAGGCTAATCAGTACGTAAGAGAAGCAATGCGTATAAAGAGGCAGACGTGTACTGCTACTGGTGGGTTTAACAAAGGACAAGGAGATAATCACGAGTGCCTATATGGCGAAGATGCAGTAGCGCACATTGAAGGCATTGGAGAAAACGCACCTGCTTATGACCGTGCTCAACAGTGGTTAGCTGAGTACAATGAAGAGCCTGATCTAGATGATCCTTATTCTGTAGATGGAGAAGACCCCTTCGATGACACAGGTGCCTATGCTATTGACACAGACGGTGATGGTTTTGTAGACACTGTTGTACGTGATAACTACATAGAAGTGGCTGGCGAGAACGGAATAGAAACTCAAATTGAAACCGTAAGGGTCAACGGTAACGAGGAGCTTGATGCTGAAGTACAGGCTGCTCAAGACCTTAAGGATTCCATATACAACCAAGAAGGCTGGGATGACCTAGAACCTTGGGAGCAAGACCAACAGTTGATTAACGCAGGAGGCACTGCAATCAACGGTACTGATGGTAACCCTCCTGAGGAGACTGAGGAGACTGAAGAAACATTGGTTGAAGGTGTTACCTCTACTGTACAAGAAGGGATTGATAAGATTAAAGAAGAGTTCCCAACTTGGGAAGAACTCTGGGGTAACATTAAAGATGCCCTACCTAGCGACCCTGAGGAGTGGGGAGATGCCATTAGAGGTGTGCTTACTTCTGTAGGTGTTGATTTACCCAGTGGAGACATTTGGGAAATACTCAATGGAGGATACGGTGTTATTGCTGATGGTGGTGGGTCTATATTTAACCCAGCTAACCAAAACGTATTCATCCCCGGTATTCCCGTAGGTTTACCCCCGTCATCTACAGTCATAGGCACTGTGGAGGATTTAATCAACGACCCTGTAGGAACATTGGTTAACAAGGTTAAAGATGTCTTTGGAGACATTGTTTCTGATCCCGGAGCCTTCGTACAAGGGATACTAGAGGGAACCTTAGATGTCCCCTCAAGTGTCTGGGATGTCCTTGTAGGCGGTGTTGCAGCAGGTCAAGATGTGTACGACTGGGTTAAGGAGACCATAGGTAGTTCTGAAGAAGAAACTA